ATCAACTCTTATGCCTTCGTCACCAACAATCATTGAAAGAATGTAAGAAGTCCCGGCTCCGACCCAACCACAAATGAAAAAGTTTGCTATGGTATAGTCAAAAGTAAATAGTTCTGTCCATTCATTAATGACGAATAAAAACCAGCCTGCGTGAAATCCAAAGCATAGGGGGCAATGGAATAGTTTGCCGAGGCCGCAGAAGAACTCCTTGCTTGGTCGTATCCAATTAAAAATGCTCGCATACACGACAAGATAAGTCAGGCCGTAACATGCGAGGATGAACCATAGTAATTCCATTTTAATATGTATAGCTCTGCCAGTAAGGACCATAGTTGTAGCCGGGGCGCATAGAGCCCTTTGTTTCATCATGTGGTACCTCACCAAGCTCGGTGGAATCCTCTTCTTCCGGATCGGTTAGCCTTTCAGCTTCCATGTCTTCATACTTTTCGACGAATTCGAAATAGGGACGCTCGGTATCAATCCATTTTGAAATATTGAGAATGGTCACGTTTATCCGGTTCAGCTCTTCAGAGGGCAACAATTCAGCTTCCATGGAACCATATACAGAACCGCCCTGCACAGTATCAAATCTAATAAGCCCTTTCTTTGTCAAATATTTAAAGAGGCGATCCTGGGCTCCGTAAACAACCTCCGACATTATATCTTTTGCAAAGGAAACAACTTTTCCTTTTTGCACCATGATAATGATATCTATATCCGCATGATCAAAAATCATAACATCACCATCCAAAGTCTTTCTCATATTGAGTTCGAACTCAGCTACTTTCGGAGACGGCTTGATGTCTGCGGGCAATTCGGGGGCAGTGGAGCCAGGGCCTATTTTTACAGAAATAGGCATTATTCAGCGGCCTCCTTAATTAGACTCTGAATTTTGAGAATCTTGACTATTAAATCACTATCTATCTTCTTCGTTCCGAAACTTTCTAGAAGAGTACGCAGCTCCTCAATACGCTGTAACATTTTTTCATCCGTGTTAATATCTTTCAACTCGGCTAATTTATTAACCTCTGTTTTGAGTCGGGAGATTTCTTCATTCAAATAAGATTTTAATTCCAAATTATTATCTGCGAAGGAAACGATGTATTTGTTCAAAAGCTTCTTCTGTTCTTCTAAGAAATTATCCCCATACTTTTTGTTATAGTTGTTTATAAACGTCTTCAAAACAAGATTGTTAACATGAGGCATATGTTTGTCTTTCGATCTCTCATTCTTATGAGTCATCGTACTCATGAGTCGGCGCTCCAATAAAATCTTTTCTTTAACACTGTTGTTCCCCCGGAAGACTTGATATATTGTGGCTAGGTTTTTGTAGTTTGGAACAAAATTATTAAAGGAGCCCTTACCCACGGCCTTGTTGATCAAATCTATAAGTTTTGTCTGCTCATTAAAAATCTCTTTCCTATCAAGAGAAAGAAAAGACTTTCTGGACTCGTTCAGAAGGCGCTCGGCGGTGTACAAGTCAACACGGCTCGTTTCATTCAAGTCCTTATAAATCTTTAGCTCTTGGCCAAGAATCTTGCTAGGAGAAAAATATTCCTTTATTATGACGATTATTCGATTTCTCTTACCTTTGTTTCTTTCAATCGTAGCTTTCGCCATTTCTTTGATTAGAACTTCGTACAAAAAAGCGGTATTTCTTTTTTTATTATGTTTGAATTTCATTTTATATCTGACTCCATATTTTCTAACTCGCTGATCAGCCTAATTACGTCGCTGCTCATATTAAGTATCTTTCTTTCCTCTAGTAGATCAGCTTCTCTATAACTAGTTTCTCTATTCTCAGAAACTCCGTTATACAAAGAACTTAAGCCGCCGTTCCCCTTTAGCCCCGGGTATATTGTTCTGGGGTCTACATATCCTCCGGCCTGACTCTTAAAGTGTCGTGCTCTCGCGCCGGCCTTTCTTCTGTCTCGGCCGGCCTTAACAGGATAATAAGCTTTACCCTTGTTAGTCGATGATGGCCTATCTTCTCGGCGGCCCGGGAGAGCGCCTCCTTCTGGCGGGGCTGATAGAAGAACATCTTCATCTTCGCCTGGTTCACCACCTAAGTCTTCACCACCTAAGTCTTCACCACCTAAGTCTTCACCACCCAAGTCTTCACCACCCAGGTCTTCGCCACCTAAGTCTTCACCACCCAGCTCGTCGGCGCCGAGGGCGCCGCCGAGGCCGGCGGCTGCTTCCTGCACGGCTTCCGCCACAGCTATCAACTGCGCGTCGAACTTGCGATCATAGAAAAGTTCCCTCTGATTGCGCAAGAACTCCTCGTCGGACATGCTAAACAGGTGCTCGGCAACCCAGCGACGGGAGAAGAACCCTTCTGTGGCGGCGCCAGCAACCGAGAACTTCTTGTCCCAATGTTCAAGCTCTTGAAGCTCAGCGATTTTCGATGGGTTGTTTAAAGACAATTTAAAGTTGATAAGGTCATCCCCTCGAAAACCAAGAGTATATAAATGTACTATACCAATTTTTTCTAGCTCCGAGACCACAGACCTTTGCAATCTTTGAATTGTTCGTGCAAAGCGGATATCTTTCTGAGCTAGGGTTGTTTTGTCTTCATCTGCTCCCTCACCTCTTGAAAGATAGGATGCCGGTATTTTTAATGCGGAGAAGAGTTTGTCTCTTAAATATTTAACATCATCAATATCCCCGGTAAAAGCCCCGCCCGGCAAAGGTTCTACTCTCGAACTAGTTCCGCCTCTAGTTGGAATATAAAAATCTTCCTCAATACTTAGCGGATTGTATCGCAGATCAACACGGCCCGTCGTTTCATCAACAATAGAATTCCTTTTCATCTGAGTCATGACTTTCTGCATATACTGTTCTACTTCGTTGGGTGGTATTTGCCCTACGTCAATATAAAACACGCGGCGCTCTGGTGAACGAACAATACGATAAGCCATCATCGCGTCCTCAAGAAGCACAAGCTGTCTCCAAATTCTTCTAGCAGATTCCAGAACAGACGTACCGTATGGAGCATGTTTATCGTTGCCCAGAATTCTGAAGTGTGCCATTTGCCAATTTTCGAAGGTCAAGCCGGCTGTATTCCACTGAAATTGGAAGTAATCTGAGTTTGTCTCGTCTTCACCTTCAAGCCTCTCTACTTCTTGTATTGGCAAACCGATGGTGCTCTTGATTCCACTATTTTCATCAATATCTAAATAAAGAAAAAAGTCTCCATATTTACACATCGAACGACACCAACCAAAAAGATTAAACTCAATATTGAGCACATCATGATACAAAGTGTTTAGTAGCGCCTTGATTTCTTCGTTGGAACACTTAATCGTTAGCATACGTTGAAGGGCTGAGTGAGTCGTCATCTCATCGGCGTAAATATCAAGAGCGGAGGCAATTTCCGGCGTATACTCCATCTGATCAAAGTCAACATATCTTTCTGTACGATTGTGCCCAGAAATCATTGAAGGCTGCATATTCTTTAGAATATTATAATCGCTCTTCTTGAACTCTTTGCCGCTAGCAGAGGTAAAGCGATTAGCATACTTATCTAGTTGTTGTCGACGGAGCCGACGACCAGTTTGACTTCTCCTATTTACAATCGGACCAGAAAGCAACCTAGTTAAAGATTTGAAAAGTTCTGATCTTGGATTTCTTGGATTTCGCCTATTTGATGCCATTTAATTTATCCCTTTAAGAGCCATACAAATTCTTCATATTCTTTCTTAGTCTTTCTCTGTTCTTTATTCAAGCCGTTAAACATTGTATTATGATCTGGGCTCTGAGTTTGAAACGTCTTGTTTTTTAGCATCATAGAGCCGATCATAGCCTTGTTGTATTCTAAATCTTTTTTGTTAATTGTAAGTGCTGTATCTCTAACCCAACACCCTATTGCTAGGGCCATAATCAAATCATCGTGATAGCTTCTCATTGCCTGGGCTTTATTGTTATTCCATATAAAAGTTTTGAACTCGTCTACAAGTCGTGAAGAATATGTAGTAATTAGTTTATTTCGTATGAATTCTTCCAGTTTCGCAACGATTAGTGGGCGCGTCTTGGATGAGGTAGTGAAACCAGGAACTGAATTGCCAATGGACTCAGCCTGTAGTTGGTCAACATACTCGTGCGTTCCCTTTACCGAGTGATAAAGGTT